AAGGTAAGACGATAGACTATAACCACATCGAAACACTTTTGGGGCCTTACGATAATCCTCAGGTCATTTCAGAAGCATTAGCAGGCTGCAATATTAAACCTTTCGAAATGTCCGCGTTGAATGCTAGTGCATTTGGTCGGGGTCAGTTTGGAACGTATAAGTTGTTGGGTGATAACAACCACAAAGGTCTTGTAAATAACCATTCAAAAACTGTTATCAGTCAAGACATTCGTGATTTCTTTAATAAAGTTGAGAACGACAGCACTACCGCCTTTTTCACATTCTCTATGGATGACAAACTCGAAGTTTTGAACAAAATTATCGACTTTGCTGAACAGTATGATCTTGCGGACAAACTAGATAAAAAAACTAAGTTAGAGGTTGTTGAAACACTAGAAGAGATGCACAAGCCCGTATCCCAAATCACGCCTACCGAAATAGAATTCGCAATACGAGCCAGTGTGCATTAGTACTTTTTAGGTGGGCGTTGCCCAAACCACCAAAAGAAAATAGTGGTGGCGATATACGCCACCATGCGCCAAATTTCCATTGCTGCGTTTAATCTTACTTCTGCACCAATTCCATTGACCGATTCAATAAGTCCATTTGCCTCTACCAGAATAATCGTGGTAGCGACTGCCACATAAATTGTTAATGACGGACGAACGAGGCCGCGGATCACATCTACTATACCCAGTGCTGCAACAATCCATGTTGGCGCCCCATTTTCTGGCATATAGTTTCGTTTGTCATGTTCGTAACTGGCCGTTTGCATAATAAATGCATTGTTATCAGCTTGAGCAGCTGCTTCCTGCTGTGCAATTCTTAAGTTGGCATCAGCTTCAATGGTTACCATTTTTGCATCGTGAGCCAGCCTGATATTCTCTTGTTCGTTTTCCAGTACTTTAGTTTTGAACTGAAAGTAACTTTGTACTGCAGAGCCTAAAATACCCGTTGCACCACCACCTACTACCGCCATTAGTGCGTCACCTATCCATTCAATCATGTTGTTTCTCCCAAGCATTGATAATTGTTATGCGTGCTGGTTTGCCAGCAAGAATGTTGTTGAAGTCGCCTATTGCTCTGCGTGTATCGAAAATGGCGCGTTGGTTTTGATAGGTACCGACACGGTAACCTATTAATACACAGCCTAGAACGCTCGTCTTAAAGCCTTTTTCCTTGTTACCTGCAAAGGTTCCAGCATGCGCCAAAATACCGCTTCGTTGCGGCACGTTTTCTATGAGGTATAGATGAGAACGACCGCCAATGGGTTTACGAGTTTTAACTAAGCGTAATGAGTATGTTCCTGCGCTAATGCAGCTAAGATTTGGAATGTTGTTGCGCCAAGGAAGTTCAAGTGTGTGTGCTGACCACGGCCCGATGAAAATGTTACCCGGTGTGCCTTCATCGTCGGTACTGTGCCGTAAAAGTTCAACGTTCAAAACTTAAGCTCTACTTTAACAAGGCGATCGTTTAGGTCTTTGTTCACCAACTGTTGTTCACGCATTTGGCTTTTTACTTCTTCAAACTGACGACGCCACTGTTCCTGATCTCGTGCAGCATCTTCAGTGGTATAGCGCTTTTGGTTAACAAGATTAAAGGTAGAAAGCATGGGGCCAATGCTGGTTTTTAGCTCAGCCATTTGAATGTTGAGTTTCTTAACTTCTTCTTGAAGCTGGCTGCCTTTTGACTGGATATCCTGAAAAACAAATTGGGTTAAGAAGATAAGTAACGACAGTATTAACGTCCCTGAATTGTGGTACAGCCAATTTGTTGGCCCTAGCTTTTCAGTTGTCGTCATAAATATTACCTGTCAATTCATCAAAGAGATTTACTAAGGCTATTTTTGATAATTGACTGGCGCAGTGTTAGGGCAAATGTTTCAACTGTTGTCGATATAATTTCCTTTGAAAAAAATTGGATACAGTTTTTCTCCCGGATAATCGTCAATGGGTGTGGGAATTCTAAAAAAATTATCATAGACAATGCCATCTACTATAAGCACGGCATGAGCTTGTTGCGCTGTGTGCGTCATCGCCCAAACTTCGCCGCCAATCTGTTTTTGCAACGTGAAAGCGAAATCCTCGCAGTCGCCGTAAAATGGCGATGTTATTTCGGTGAAAGCTATATATGTCTCGTGGTCTGGTTTATCTTCGATATAGGTAAAATTTTCCAAGGCAGTATAAAATTCATCTTCATACGGGTGATTGGGCCGAATTAGCAAGTACACCAAAGACAATAGGGTTACTAGTACTATCAACTTAATTACTACGTTCATAAGCCCTCCAATGGAGCCGTAAAAACAGATTTTATTTGGACATTATTTTTGAATAAAGGTGGTAATTTATCTCCAGTACTGTTCCACGCAACTAGTTGATGCACATGTGGCCCTCGAAACGAACTGTTAAGCAGATCATCGCCAATTCGTATGACAAATTTTTCATCTACAACATCAATTCCATTACCCAAACGAAGGTTTATTTTTACATTTCCAGTAATATCGACTAGCAAGTATTGTGCATCTATAAAACTGCTTGCAGGTACAGTATCACCTGTTTCTTTGTCGCTAATTGGTGACGTGATGATGTTGTCAGTGTTTTGGTATAAACTATCTTTGTCCATATAGCCTCTCAAACCTTACTTGAAATGATCATTCTGTTAATCTCACCTTGTACATTGATAATGTTATTAAACAATTTTGGAGCCTCTGATTCAGAATAGATAAAATCCTTGCGAACATAGAACTTACTGCCTCCAATTTGCGCATTATTCAATTTCATTGCGGGAGAACTAGTAGTATCTTTGTTTTGTAGTTCATCGTAGCTTCCTTGCAGTTTCCATTTATATTCGAATCCTCCTTTTTTTAATTTACAGTTAAATATTGCACCCGATATATGGGCTCGATTTGGCCTGTTACCCCAAAAGCATATATTTTCTTCCCCACTTAAAATCCATGTCCCATTATCAACCTCTGTATTATCTATACTAAGTGAAACAGCCCCATCCTTATCAACCTCAAGAGCGCAGAAGTAGACAGTGTTATGCGTCAAAGTTTCGTGGCTTTGAAGTAGTTCACCGATATCATTACCGACATAACAATACGCTCTAATTTTCGCCGCGTTTATGTCTATATAGATGCCATTAAATGATTCCTGCTGACCACTTAAAAGCGCACCATAGTTATTCTGTATAAAAAAATAGAAATAAACGCCGAACCCCTTTTTTCCAATTGTTACCGGTTCTTCTAGTTCCCAATGGGATTCTCTCGCATTATCTAAAGTTGTAATAAACCTGTTTTTATCACTCAGAATGAGGTTGTTAGAAATAGTTATAATCATATTCTTACCATTCGAGCCATGCGCGCAAATCTAGGCGATAGCTTCCACTGTTGAAGAAAGAAACTTGTACTTCATTTCCACTGGGGAGTACCTTGAGACTAATATTGAGTGTCTTTAGATCATTTTCGTCGTACCATCCCTGTGTATATCCCTCTTCAAGTATATTTATATTGCCGTATTTAACATCCATCCCAAAGTCAAACGATGAACGACTAACTATAAATGGATACTGAGCAAAAGCATCATCAGTTCGAACTGTTTCATCACCAGACACGGCCAATATAAATGCTCTCCTAGAAAAGGTTGTTGATAGCGACGCCCTTGTTTTGAAAATTACTGATACCGTTTGCTGTGACTCTACGGCTATATTCGTATAGTCACGATATTCATCAGTTTGAATATCAGATTTCCCAAATGCTTCCTGATTAACTTGATAGTGAAGATTAATATTTGAAGTGGTTGCATCATCACCTGATAAGTTGACATAAATTGTATTGAAACCTAGAGAGTCGATATCGCCTACCCCCCACTCATTTTGACTTAGTGAATTAACCACTCCCTCTGTCAGTACAATAAAATTAGAAGATATACCATGAGGAGTATCTAACCATGGATTACCTCCTTCGTCGCTTGTCAAGTAATATACATTTGAATCAGATATAGACTGTTGCCATACGTATTCAGAACTTCCTAAAGTAGATAATGGGTTTGAAACTGAAACTGTTGAATTGTTTTTCCATACAACACCATGTGCATCAGCAAGGTTGCAAGGCGCATGAGGTGAACGAGGTCCGGCTATTGTAGAAGGCTGATGACGCCTAGACTGAAAAGTACATCCTGTTACCGAAACTCCTCGAATTTGAATTGTGGGAGATGCAAAGATTGAAACACGATTAGCAATACTTAAATCACTCCCCCATGCTGATCCTTTGAACATACATGCTGTAACATTGATATCTTCAGCTTCTTTGTCTCCAGATGAGATGAATTTAATGTCATGCCCAGAGTTTCGGTCATATTGAACTCCAGAAATTATTATTTCATTTGCATTGCTGTCAAAAACCATACCATGAGCGGCTTCGTTACTTGTTGAGCGGTTCCACTCTACAAACCCACCGATAAACCTATTCTGGCCTTCATTACAATACCAACCTTGTATTCTGTTTGCCGACAGAGTAACAGATAAAAAGCAGCTGTCTCGCATTCCACGCATGCCCGTGTTGTTGTTTCTAATGACAACAAATAACAAGTGCATATTTCCAAGTGTTTTACTGCTATGTCCTTTGAGACCAGTGTGGCCCCCTATTAACTTGACACGCATTAACACGCCATCATCACCGTGGCCAACTCGGTCAAAAATACAATCACCATAATTATTGGCTTGCCCTCCGTTGCCTTGTATATCTAAATCTTGTATTAGAAAATGCTCGGCTCCATTTATGTCGATCGCTGCTTGTTGTCCATTGGGGCGGTAAAGAATAGACCCTGCTTGATTAGAGTTATTGGTATACCCACTGAATCCTTTACCGATTATTTGTATACCGGTAAAGAGAATGATTTTCGCAAAAAGAGAGCCATAGGGTAGATGCAATTGATATACTCCGTGATTTTGCATTGCAGCCGTTATTCTGCTGGATAATGCTGTTGCATCCATGTCGGTGTCTACATGACCAAAATCATAGAATTCATAGTGGTACTTAGCACGCTCTCTAACCCAACACCCCATATTGCTAGGCGCGGTTTCACCAATTCCATCGAGATAGTCAATAACATCAGCCGAAAATGGTACTGTTGGACTAATGACTGAACCACCATTGTGTTGAACTCTCGGTTTGTTAGGATCCCAAACGAATCGCCCACCTCCCTTACCGCTTCCTGAATGCCAGCCATATACCCAAACATGTTGAACATGATCATTTCCTATAACGCCATATAAGCCTGTTATATCTGTGACAATATTTTTAATGTTGTGAGGTAATGGAAAAGTAACCTTGACCCAAATGTTACTATCCCATGTGTAAAACCCATTTTCTGTCTGTGTACTATCCCAGATTAATGCCCATATTTGGTTGTCTGGATACCCATTGCTAACTGGTGAACCAAAGCTATCCAATTGCGATTTATTTGCAAAAGGAATTGCACCATTTTGGATTGCCTTTATTTCTTCGAAATTTTCATCGACATAACTTTTATAGGACGACTCCAAACCTTGAAAACGCGTTAAAAGTTGTTGCGCAGTTAAAGTGACTGTATTTAAGGAGTCAATTGCTTCTTGGTGCTTAGACAAACTAGGAAATGGAACAATGGTAGCTGGTACATTAAGAGCGTCTTCCCCAGTCCAACTTTCAGTAAGAATTATCTTGCGATTTACTTCGTCAACTTCCTGAACGAAAAGAGGCCTATAACTGTCTAGCCACAGCATACTGCCAGGGATAATACCAAATACACTATCACTATTATTGACATTCAAAGTATAACTATTGGTGCTAACTGAAACATCACTTAGTTTAAAAACATAACTGTTATCACTCATGAAGGACGTTCCTCAACACTTATTAAGCTAATATTTTGCCTATCAATGAATTGAATTTGGTGGTACCTGAATTGGTTTAACACTTTGAGTCGGTATGAGAATGTGCCCAACGATGCATCGGCGTCTGTATATGTAAATGCAGCCTGCGTAGTCTCGACTACATTACACAGTCTACCACTAGGGTCTTGAGATAGTTCTGGTTCGAACAATTCTGTCATTGTAATTTCGCCGGTAACTGCATGGCTTTGAAGTTGCGACCATCCCCCTCCATCGATAGATCGCTCAAGGATAAGAGTACAGCTCGGTGTGAAATTATTTGTGGGGCAATATCCGTCTATAGTGCTACGTCCTCGCCAGTAAACACTATAGCTAACCTGCTTTGGATTTCCGTTTGTCGTAAACGGACCGACGGGTAAAGAAGGTTCTAAAGAAATTAACGTAGAATCGCCACCATTTATTAATTGCCCAGTAGTGACTGAACCACCAAAGTATTCATTACCGTTTAAATCGCGCCAGCCAAGTGATGCATTTTGCTTGGTCAATGCTAAATAATCAGGCTCATTGTTACTATCGAGAATAGGAGCCCCCTTCCAAATCCACAGATTATCAGGGCCAAAACCATCAGGGTCTTTAACTTCCATCACGTTTGCAGTGACTGTGACTTCCCTTGCAGCGCGGAGCGTACCAGTAAATTCCGTATTAGCACCGATTTCCAATTTACCTGTTACAGTACTTAAATTAAAAAAAACAACTCCCGCTTGGCTAGCAAATTTTAAATTATCCATGTAGAGGTGAATGGATGAATTATTATTGCCTCCCAATATACTTAAACCGGTAAACTGCTCATTTTCATCGATAACACCTAAATAGTATGTGGCCTCTAGACCGCCTACTGCATTTTCCAACGCCTGCATATAAGCGATTACAGAAACTTCCTCACCTTCAAGGTTGGTCACTTTCACTTCTTCAAATGCCTGCGCAAAAGCTGCGCCTTCTATCCACTCCCCATTTTCATCTGTATATCCTATTTGAGCGTTTTTGAACTCTGCAATTTGAGCACTAACACTCGAGTCACCAACTTTCTCAGAAATACCTAATATTTGTAACTGATTTGCCTGGTTTGCCGCGGCAACTTGAGTAACATTGTAAATTAGCGTTGAATAGTCTGTGCCTAACTGGCTACTTTGTTGAGACCAATTCTGGATATCATTTGAAATACTATCTATCGTATCCCCTAGGTTATTGGGCAAACCTGACCATTGAACCAAAGCAAATGTTTCTGGGACGAACTCTTGTGCGTCTATTCCAACTAAGTTAGGTATTGTCACCGAGAGCCAATTAGGATCGGAAGATGCCCCATTCACCAACCTGTACCACACCGTAACTATTCCGTTATGTGGGGTATTGGTTATAACTAGTGTTAAGTTTCTGCCGCCGTCGATTGCTGAATCAAAGTGTTCCTGTTCACTTCCTTCAAATGAATATCGCCACTCATATGTGGCAGCATTATTAGGTGGAGTTGGGCCCGTTACAACAACACGACCAGGCAAAATATTCACACCTATGTTTTCAGTCGGTGTAGATGTAACACCTACATTAAAATTCGCACTTGTAGCAACACTAGACTTGTCAAATCGGTTTTGGGCTGAAATAGCAACGGTATAGTCACCAAGTTCTAGATTACTAATATCAACGGTTGCTTGAGTTGGATAATACACTTTACTGAAATCATCAGCTGGTAACTTTGTTATAAGCACAACATATCGTCTAACGCTGTCAGGGGTATCGTGCTCCCATGAAATGACACCTTGTCTCCATGCATCGTTTGGTGTTGGTAAATAGCTAATATTTTCAGGCGCTGAAACTTGCGTATTATCAATATCCGTATTTGGTGTTAGGTCTCGTTCAGAGGGAATAACAGTGTCGTCAAATATGGCCGACGTAGTTTCTTTTAATATTAATGTCCAAAGAAATTGTTCACTATCAAACTCGTACTCTAAAACCTCATACTCTTTATTGATAATGCTATGTTCGTTAAAGTTTACGTTTATGACTTTACCAGGGGGGCATTTAATACCTTTCCACCCCACAACAACACGTAACGTATCACCAGCTGCGGCACGTTCCATATAAATACGGTTTAGCCTCTGACACATAGTGTCGCTATTGGTATAGCCTAATTCCCTAGCATGCTGTAAATAGCGTTTATCGCGCACATCTCTATAGTACTCGCTGTAAATTTCAGTGCAGTTTGTTTGCTGATAATAAGATTCTGGGTCGATGAAAGTAGCGACAACTGCATTGCAACGGTCTTCAAGAGGGGTATAAGGGTCGCGTTCTATGTCATCTTTGAGATCGTCGTCAGTCAATGTAACAGTAGCGGGTCCGCGATACGCTGCAGTAATAAGCCAAAACTTACCGCCTGCTTCTGCCCACCGAGCACCACAAGAGCGCAATAACTCTTCTTCTACAGAAGCTTGCCCTTTTGACAGGTCAATTACACCATTGCATGTCCAACGTTTTTCAGTATGCGTTACACCATTTTTGTCAATGAATGTTACTTCTTCGTCGCACAAGTTAGCTTCCAATGCGATATTGGCTAAATCGAACATTTCTATTGGTAGAACAATTGCACCACCAAAGCGCTTCCAGTAGAAATTAATTAACGCTGCGTTATCAGTCCATTCCCACGTGCTTTCATCATCAGCGCGGTGGGCTCCAATGCCGCCTGCTGTGCTGTCTAACCTCGGGTCATAGCAACGTAAGCCACGTACTTTAAATTTTACGTCTTGCACACCATTGGGAAAGATATCGGGGTTTACTTCATATTTGTGGTACGCATACGTAACGCCATACCCAATAAACGTATCATCAATATTGACCATTTCTGTCATGGCAGACTGGTTCGCTGTGGTTTGAAGGCCTAATGCGACCTCAATTCGATACCCTGAACCAGATAGCGAAGTTCTACTTTTTCCATCTAATTGATATAGCTCTACGCTTTCACACGGATGCGCAGCCAGTGGTGTAAAAAACAAGTGGTACTCTTTTTGGTTGAACGTCCTTTTTTCGTATTTCGTGATCGGCCCACTAGTTACAGCTTCACCAACAATCATAAGTCGGTTGGGATTGCTTTCTGTTCTTAAATCTTGGCTTCCGGTGCTAACACCGCCCGCGTCAGGGACCATTGAATCCATAAGCGCATCGAAGGCTATCGCACTGGCAGCCCCAATGGCCAACGCCACACCCACACTAACAACATTACTTGCGGCAAATGCTACAGCCGCACCAACAACAACTGTAGGCATTTACCCAACCCTCCATACTTTCTGAATAGACAGAGGAGATACGGTTTCCAAGTGTAATGTACTTGGTACCACAACATCACCAAACATAATGCCCGCCGTATCTTCACCATTGTGTTTTATCAGCACAACATCACCACGGCGTACCAATAAACGAGGTGAAGGGTCACCCAAAATAGCGGTCAATGCTTCGTCAATACCTGAATACCCCTTGCGCTTCAGCGCCAACAATGCCCCTTTAGAGGTGCGGTAGCGCCCCCTGAACGCCTTTGCATAGTCGTGACCTGTCATTGCCAGTATCGCATCAGCGGCAAATAGGCAGCAGTCGTGCTTTCCCCACTGAAATTTTGAATACTGCCTGCTTTGCATAAACTGTGTGAGCCTAGTAGCCCAGTCCGTGTAACGTTGCATTATCGACTCCTAGTGGGGTATTGGAATCTGCGCCCACCGCTAACTGAATTGCTTCCGCTGTAGCTTGATAGTGGCCCTTTCGCTACCGCTTCTACATCGTCAAAAAAACTGTCATTTGGATAAACTGCGCGCTGGCTTGCTTTGCTGTAAGTGGTGTAGCGTTTTGGTTGATTCCAACGGTGCGCATAACTGTTTACGTCAACCGATATTGTGGGGGGAGCACTGTAACGCACTGGGGTTTTGTTAATTAACCCTGCATATACAAGCTGTCGTGCTGTTAGCTGCTGATTTTCGTTGAACACGCCCAAATATAAACGAACGTCTCCGCCGGCAGCATCGTCTTTTATGGCTTCGCTTACTAACGCTGCATCACTGGTTTGTAGGTTCAGTTTTATGGTTGGAGCAGTACCTTCTTTAATGATATCCACACTACCAGCCCCACCAAGGCCATAGTAGCTCTCGCCTTGCCAAGTTAGCGTGCCTACTCCGTCGTGAAACCTTACTATGCCAGTAGGCCACTCTATTTCGCCCATTATGCACGCCATTTTACTGTCAGATGAAAGTAGGATTTCTATTTGTGGATCTACGTGTCTCATGGGCGAATACTCGTAAAGCCGTTAATGCCAAAGTCTTGGATTACCAGTTTTCGGTTAGCGAAACTCAACCCCTGTTGATTGTCTGGCAACATCATTTTGTTCATAGGGTCGTTAACAACCAAGCCGGTGCCATCGGTAGGTACAGTAAATAATTGAGGACGAATGCGCAGGGTGCACTCACCATTTTGGTCTGCTACAGCGTCTTCAACCAATTTGTATAAATAGTTATCTAGTTGAAACCTATCACCGGCTGGGGCAATAAGGGTGTTGGGCACAGCGCCTCTTATGCTAAGCACTGTGCCAGATTGATTGGTACCGTCTGTAACAATGTTACCGGCCCAACTGCCTAGTTGCGTATGGGTAGAGTCCCACATCATAAACTCGCCGGCACTTCCGTCTAGTGCATCAATAAAATTGCTTAGCACTCTGCCGTCTGCATATCTAATTCGTGACCAAGTGCCACTAAAAACCCAGTAGGCTCCTGGGCGAGTCCAAACTTCCGACACTCTGCTAGGCGAGGAATTTACCATACTGTTTGGGATTATTTTGAACTGCAAACTACTGGGCAGAATAGTACGTGGAAAAATAGGTATACTCATCGCGCCATCCTAAAGCCGTCATACACAGGCCCTTTACCTTGCTTAAGTTGCATGCCAGCTCTTGCCAATGTTTCTTCTTGTTGCTTTTTAAGTAACGGAGCTAGTTTTGTAATAACCTCATCTGAGTCTCCCCCCGATACATTCCACGTACTATTGTCGTTTATAACAACCGTTCTACCGCCACCATCGTTTGCGGCATGCCTATTTAGAATATTGGCGGTATCTACGCGACTGGTTACTGTGGCTGGCCCCTTGATAAACTCTGGGCCATATTCGCCAGCAATACCGAACTTACCCGATGGAATGTGGCCACCTTTATCGAAAAGTCCTGCGAACATGGCGGCAATAGCTGCACCAACAGCGGCAATTGCTGCTATTGAACCAATAGAGTTTGTGCCCGCTGTTGCAAGTGTGGTTGCCGCTGCAGCTGGGGCCATAGCAGCAGTAATAGCTGCGCCAGATGCAGTTGCAGTACTTGTTGCAACTGCTGATTCAGTAGTGGCCGCTGTGGAGTTTATTGCAGCCAAAGCTAAACGCTTTACACCTATCTCGACAAGCGTTGCAACGACCTGTTTTCCCATGCTGAGGAAAACATTTCTAAGTCCATCTCCCAAGTTTTCACTTTCAAAAAGCGCGTCTGCAGTTGCAGTGCCTATACCAGAAGCAAATCGGTCGAATGTATCTGACCACATAGCATCGATTTCAGATTTAGTACCAGCTTGTATCTCAGTCATCGCTGTAGCGTGACGGCGTTGCTCAGCTTCAATAAGCTGGTTAACTTCTTGGCGTTTCGCCAGATCACTTTCTGGCAGACTGTCTCGATAGGTTTCTAAATCTTTGATATTGCTCTTGTAGTTGGTCTGTTCTCTTTGCTGGGGCGTCATGGTGCCAACAGCAATACTTTCAACACGAGACTGTAGGGCTTTTGCTTGTGCTAAGTTGTCTAGCTCTTTGGCTTGTAAAAGTAGTTTCTTTTTGAGCTCTTCGTTAACGTTCTGAAGAGCACCAAACTCAATATCGTATTTTACTTGGGCTTCACGACTAGTATTGCCGTAAAGGTTGATTTCTTCTTTCTGCTTCGCTAGTAGCTTGTCGACTTCATCTTTTAGCGCCGTGGCAGCATTCTTCTGTTGGGTACGTGCATCAATGTCACGTTTGTGAGAGTCGAGTTTTTTGGCGGCAAGAATGAGCGCTTCTTTTTCTTCAGTATTCAAGTCCTTCAGTGAGCCATGGGTAGTTTCATAAGCAATTCTAGCGGCCTCACCCACTTGGCCGTAAAGTACACGCTGGCGTTCTAAGTCAGCTAGCAGCTTGGCTGCTGATTCGCGTTGTTCCTCAAGCTCTGAGGTATTAACAAAGGTTGGTGCCTTAGCACTATCTCGAGGCAACACAGCTTGAAGCTGACCAATTAAATGCGTTAATCGCTCTACTTCTTTTTGAGCCGCAAGCACATCATCTGTCGTGTAGGTAGTAAAACTGGAGTTGTACAACCGCTTTCGAATGTCTTCAACGGCTTCCTTCGCCATGTCTAACTGAGCGGTGTATCGCTGTAGTGCACTTACCGCTTGCGTTCTCGTGTAATTAGAGAATGGGTTCAAGGTATTTTGAAGCGCTTTGACTTCATCGTTTAATCCCTTTGTGCTATCGGCTGCATCGTCTGATGAAGAAACCCACTCATAAAGCGCATACGCGCTTAACATCAGCACACCGGGAACCCCACCGACCGCGGCACCCAAGCCCCGAGTAACGGTGCTGGCAGCACGACCTATCATTGAATATTGCGCAGTAGCGACATTAAGCGCGGTCTGACTAGCAGTAACTGCCTGATTCGCAGCAGCTAAACGCGTTAATGCGCCGGCACGCAATGTGTCATTTGCAGCAACTTCCAGTGAACGTTTGGCGGCCAGTTGTAAAGACAAATTATGTTCGTGTTGTTTTTTTGCCGCTGCCAGTGTGGCAGCTGTTGCAGTTTGCTGGGCCACGGCTTTTCTGCCTAACGCAATACCATAGTTGCTAACAGCAGCTGCACCGCGCACTAACGCTACAGCGGTAAGTGTTTCAATAGCAGAGGTCAGTGACTCAGCGTTATCTTTTACATAGGTAAGTACTTCACCGGTGCTTTTTAACAGCTTTCCATACACATCACTGATCGGCTCTTCAAATGCCGCTATAGTTTGAATGCGTAAATCTTTAAGTTTTTGTTCCTGCGCTGTTATATTTTCAATATTCGCTTTGGCCGCATTGTCATATTCCCCTAGTGCCTTAATAAGATCATCACGGAACATTTCGCTAGTTACTTTGCCGGAAAGCACCAAGTCTCGATAGGTTTGACCTTGCAACCCTGCTGCACGCGTCATTGCCTGCATTAAACCGGGCAATGGCTCCATCACTTGGTTAAATTCTGCGGTTTGTACTGTGGGCTGCGAAAGTGCTTGCCCCAAACCATACATTAGGTTGCCCAGCTGGTCGGTGCTAACGCCAAGTGCACTCTGCGCATTACTTAGCCCAGTCATTAATTCATATTGTTGCTGCTGATTAATGATGTCGCCTTTACGCAACGCCGCTAGGCTGGTGTAACTTTCGCCTAGCGTTAACACTGATTTACCGTGTTCGTCGGCCAACTGTGTTAAAAACGCCATCGAACGACCATAATCCGCAGTATCTTCACTTAAAAAACGAAGGCGAGTACTGAATTGCTGGTATTCAGCTAAGGTATCTTTAATGCCAATTGCTGCATTTTGCGCTGCCAGCACACCAAAGGCGCCGGCAATATAACCACCAAGTGGCCGAACGGCAGCACCCAAGCTTCTGCTTTGTACTTCAAGCTGCTTTATGTTTCGGCTTGCTGCGCCGGCTGACGCGTCAGTATTACGTAAACTACGAGACAAACTACTTTGACTGGCAATAACATCACGCATTTCACGCTGTAGTTGCTCTAAGGCATTCTCATAACGGTCTAGGCCATCACGGGCAGCATTGGTGTTTTGTTTAGAAAGACTAACTTCCTTATTAAGTGCGGCCTGTTGGCTCACTAATTCCTTTAGATGGTTGTCCAACTTACCAACCGCGTTTTCCAAAGTGGTAAAACTGCCTGCTTGGCTTGTGGCTTGAGAAGTGCCACGGGTAAGCTCTTTGTTAAGGGCTACCTGCTGTGCAATGGCCTGCTGATACTCCTTGCGCATACCTTTGGTATTGGCAAGTAAGTTAATCATTATATCTAGGTCACTTTTGCTCACTGGCACGCTCGTTAAGTGTAGAGACTACATGGCGGCTAAGAATTCTTAACTTTTGGTAGTCCATTTTGCTGTACTTGCGGCCAACTGCTTGTGCATCGGCCATTACTGCTGGAATATCTAGCGCAACTCTGAAACCTTCGGTATAAACCCACAGGTCATCAACATCTAAAAACCAGTAAAATGCTTTCTGATTTTCAGGAAGAAGTTCTAGCTCTCGGTCCTTGAAATCGTCATCTTCTTGCAGAACCGCGTTAATTTGCGCTTCATCCATACCGTAACCGTCTTTCAGTTGCGCTATGTATTCCTGTTTGTCGCTACGTGTAACGCTAGGGCCTACCCAAAACTGGGCGGCCTCTAGGAGTTTTTTTCCGCTACGCCTGCATCCATTTTCAAGTAGGCGTTATAAAGACCAACACGGTAGTTGGTATCTGAAAGCAGCGAAGTTTTGTCTTCATCGTTTAGCTTTTCTAGGCCGCTCTCAGTTTCACCCGCTTCTAGAAGTACCGTTTTCAGTAAGGGGGTTTGGCCTTTACTGCCGGCGTCGTCGAATTCTTTTTCAGACAGGCGTTTAAAGCGAACGAAGAAACGATGTTCTTCAAGTGCACCACCGTCTGCCGGTATATTTACCAATACCGGCCATACCACACTTTCTTTGCGTTTAATTTTAAGTTGCATTAGCTCACCGTAATTTTGTTTTTACCAATGGCGCCATACGGCATCACAAACGTGCGCTTACCTTCAAATTCACCGTAGCCCACACCTAGAATTTGTAACTGGGGGTTGGAAAAGGTAACAATATTGCCTGCTGTGGTACCGTGTTGAAGCGAAAAAGGCAGAAACACCTCCGCTTCGCTGTTCACAATGGCGAAGGGGTCGAAGTCAGCGTGATCAGGTGCAAGAATTTCAATTTCACCTTCTGGCGCAATATCATCAATACTCACACCTTCATAACCAGGCAAGTCGGTGTAATTCACTTCGTTGTTTTGGTCAGAAGAGTAGTTAACCAGCACATATTCACTACCATCTAGCGTAAACGTGGTGTATTGGTTACCCACTTTTACAGGCTTAATTTGGCTGAACGATGGCGTGGGCATAGCTTGTTTCAGTACGCCGCCATAGGTACCGGTAATAGTAAGGGTGTAAGTAGGAAGTGCACCGTTTGCAACGGTTACGCTTAAATTAGCTTGGGCAGAAAGTACCTTATGGTTTCTACCTGCATGAAAAAAGTAAATGGTGGCATCGGGCCAGCTGTCATCGTCTAGCTGCTCATACTCTACATCAGTACCGGCATTCACTGTTTCAGAGAAAGCGCTAATTTTGATAAGGTCGTTATAAGTGGGGGCCGTGCCTGCGGTACCAGAACCAGCAATTTCCACTTCGGTTGAAATAGTAAAATGCTGGCCTACCAACAACTGAGGTTTATAACCCAATGTAGCATCGTCCAATTCTCGGTCGATACTTTCAATTTCTAGCGAAAGTTCAGCGTTCTTGGTTTGTATATGCTTTGGCGTTTCACCTGCCGCAATATAATCTTCACCAACGACTAAAGCTGGGTTAGCTGCAGCGTTAAACACCGCCATGCTTAACAGCAGACGTTTTACCTTATACTTTTGATACTTAGCGCTCATTATTTAGGCTCCTTTGCTGGTTTAGCAGCAGGCGCCTGCTTTTGGGTGTGCTTTACGCTTAGTGCCGTAACTGGCTCTAACTGGGCTAGTTGGGCATGGGAAAGCTCACCGTCTTCAAACGTATTTGCACCTGGTGCGAAGTTAACACCAGCACTACGCACTGGCTTAGTAGATGAGTTGGTAACTGTAATAGGCATGGTTGCCCCCTTTTGCTGTAGTGCTCAGTGTGGCAATGAGGGGGGCGCAGCGTTAGGGCAAAAGTTAAAGAAAACCCCTCGTGTTGAGGGGTTGGTATTAAGGCTTAGTTTATTGTGGTGGGCTTAGCGTTCTGCACGAACCAGTGCCGTTATCTTTTCGGTGGCAGGCTTTAACAGCTGCACCATTTGAAACGCTTGTAAGTGCTCAACAGGGCCGTCGTTCATATTTTCGAACAGGCTTTGCAAACCCAACAAATACTCTTGTAGTTCAAAAGCCGTTTGGTAGCGGTTTTCTCTAGCCATGTTACACCTCAAGCGCTAGCTGGTCGGGCTTTTTAGTGATAAGGCTTAAGTCTGGCTGCATATCGCCAATCAAGTCGCTTAAGTGTAAAAGCCGTGCTTCCAGCACTTTATACACCATGGCGTTTTTGGTGCTGGCCAACTGCGACGCTATAGCAACAATGGTTTTGGTAATAGCCAGAATTTGTGACGTGGTCATATCGGCACGTTTGCGTGTGGCCTCTGAGTAGTGAAACACAAATTTGGCTACCGCTTCTTTCATCGCTTTCGCTTTTGGCTGAGCCGACTCCATGACGATCAACAAAAAACCGATGGGATGGTACACCCGAGTCTGGTAATTTTTGCCGTCAGTGGTCGTCAAACTGACGACCACTGAATAGTTTTTTATGTACTCGTTGCGAGAAATTAGCTTCGAAATAGCCTTTTTTGGCTCTAAATACCCCAGCCAATCAGCAATAGAAATGCCAGTTGCATGGGGAACATTGTCAATCATTAACGTTTGAGATAAGGCGATATCGCCCCATTGAAAAGCGTCAAGGCTGTCAGGGGTGTTGTTTTGTAGATAAGTCATGGAAGACTCCTGTTTGCTATTTTGAGATTAAGACTTGGGTGTCAGGAGGCTCAAAACCTGCAAACAGACAGGCGGGCTTATTCCCCAAAAAGGGTATTGTATTCACCGCCCTCCCGACATAGTAAGGATATCAGCTTTGTGCCATAAATAGCAGGCACAAAAAAACCGCATGCTGACGGGGCGGAAATCCGCTGTTTGAAGAGGTTTTGAGTCCTCATTGCAGAGACTAGCGCGAGTGTGTGGCGTTGTCAACTATTGCGCTTTTTGTTTTGAAAGCGCAATAGTCTTTTCATTATTAACGAGATTAACTGATTCTACTGCTTGTTTGAGGTGCAGTACCCGTCAATTTGACGGGTACTGAAAATATATGGGGGGTTGAAGTTTAAAGGTCGTTAAAACGCAGTTCGAAGAGTACCCAAGCGTGTATCGGGTCCATCTGGCGCGAGGTTCTGGCGCTAACTAGTTCAAGGTTAAGCGGTTCGTTTGCTTCACCATCTTGGGCAACTAAGTTTTTAATCACTTCCAGCATAGTAAATTCAATGGCTTCTTTTTGCTCGCCAGTGGTGTTTTCATTTACCAGCTGCTGCGCCACTATCATAAAGTTATGCACTTCGTCTTCGGTGTCGTACAAGCTACCGAACTGCGGAAAGCCAGAGGACAATACGGCATAAATGCGTTCATGCTTATCCATCTCGGTGTCTAAATCGCTGTAATTTCGCGTTACATAGTGCGTACCAACCAATTGCTGAAGGTTATCTTTAACCGTATTAAGCCGCTGTTCTGGGGTCATTTTGTTTTAACCTCTAATGCAGTTTTAAAGTAGGTCAACGCAAGGCTTGGTGCTTTCGCTTTTATATGTTCAAACGCGGGTTTCATAAACGGCTGCGCTGGGGTGCCTTGAGTGAAAATTTTCTTTTGAATAACGTACATCAGGTCTTCCATGCTCATGTCTTCGTTATCTGGTGATATGCCTTTAACGTTCATCCAGTCGAGCATAGTTTGGTCAGGAACCCAGCCCCCTTTGTCCGTTCCCTCTTCCACGTACCTAGCATAATGAACACCTGCCACAATTTGATGGAAACTTGCAGATTGCTGTTTTTCGCGTATTGAATTGGTTAAGGTGCTTTCTGCTTTGGGGGCATGGCGCCTAGCTTCTCTGGCACCCTCTTGTGATAAGCGGCGAAGTAATTTAGCTGCGGTTCCATCGATAACGCTAACACTGCGCTCTAAATAGTTGATAAGAGCGCGAGTATTAAGGTCTAAAATAATTTCATTCATAGCGATTTAGCTACGCGGTGGGCTTCCTCTTTCAACGCATCAAACGCTAATTTAGGGCTGCCGTACTGAATTTTACCTGCATTCCCTTTGGTAGTAACTTGCGTGCCTGGCTCTCGAAGCACCAATAATTTCATTACTTCCATTTGGCACAGTAAAAGTAGCAATGCCTGTTTTCGTGGCTCTATCTCTATGGCGCCATTGTTTACTTGATAGCGAGCATAGTAAAAATAGGTAAATCGACTGCCTAAATTACTAATCATTTGCGCGGTTGGTGCAAAGCTGAAGTAAATATTCCCCTCGTTGTATGTCACATCTGGCATTCTAGACACATAACCAGGTTCCCATGGTGCAACAGTTTGGTCGAATCCCCATGACGTTTCTTTGTATGCCCAAAGGTTGTCTGGTGCGGCATAAACTTGTACACCAGGCTGCAATAAAATGGTATCAATGCCCGTTGCCGGCGCTAACCTAGATAGTGCATTTAACGCATTATCAACAATGGTATCAGTTACCGTAATATCGGCAGTATCAAGCAGCTTAGTACTGCTTGATACCGATGCCAATAAGCTTGCTACAAGGTCCGCTTTATTTATTGCCATTCTTTTGCTGCTCTGCCCGTATTGCTATTTCATCGTTTACCATTGCTACCTTGGTGTCGTCGTTAGCTACATCAAGTAGCAGGGCATCTAAGTCTTCAACGCTTGAAAGTGCTAATGCAAATTCTTCTAGCTCGGTACTGTATTCACGAGACTGAATTTCATCCGCAATAGCATCTAATGCACCTTTTCTGTTTTGACCCTGCTGTTCTTCAGCATGAAGCTGATGAAGTTGGTCTTGTGTAAACTGCTCAAACTGCTCTTTTAACTTAGTTACCGATGTCGACAGAGTAGCTTTGGCATCAAATAACATTGTGGACACTTGAGGTGATTTTGACGGTTTTAAAACGTCAACAAGACGGGTTTCACCGGGTTGAATCATTTTACCAGCTACAAACATTATTGCGGCACTGGTATTTGTAATAGCTTCTTTTGCTTTCATGGTTTTCACCTTTTAGCCAGTTAATAAAAAGGGCAGGCAATGTGGCCTGCCCTTTTTGGGGTTACATGACTGGCTTAGCGGCCAGTAGCTGAGTACACAACAACCGAAGTGTAACGGTCGGCCAGTGGCTTAGGCGTGTGAATAGCATTGTATTCTTCGCCGTATGCTTCTTTGGTACCGTTCATTTCACCCGTTTCAGGGTCGCGCCCTTCTTGCATTTCGCTCATAGCAAACGCTTTTGCTACGCGATAGTGAGTAGTACCACGCTGGCCCATTAAGATACGTTCGTCTCCTAAATCGATACCAGGTGCATTGGTTGACCATGCTGGCATTGCTTTAATGGCGGCCAAATCGCCCATACCGTTGGTGTCGCTACCGTCACGCTTAAGGCTAACCACGAATTGTTCTGCGTTAGTACACATGTCGTTTAGGGTATTGCTCATAAGCAGGAAGTTAGGCGCTTGGAAACGGTCATCTTTCATTACCGCTTTACGGTTGCCAATTTTACGTAACAAACCGTTTAAGTGCTGTTCAAGCTTGGTGTCAGCTGGCAGATCAATGTCGAACATTGCAACGTTGGTAGCGCGACTATATGAAATAGTGGCTGTTGCTTCATTTGGCGTAACCACTTCACCGGTTTCATCCACAAACTGGATATAACCAAGGTTACAGTTTGCTAGCACGTAGTAAGTGCCAGCGGCCTGCTTACCTGAACCATCAAAAGGTAAGATTTCAGTTGCACCAAACATAATGGTTATAGGGTTAGATGTATTACCAACCGTATTACCTTCTAGGTCGAAAACCTGATGTGGGCGAACAATTGGGAACGCACTTGTCTTAACTACCGTGTTTGAGCCATCTAGTTGTGAAGCAATGTTCTCTGCAGTGACTTCAACCGCCGCTAGGCTGTCAGAAATACGCAGCATTTCATTTGCTAAGCGACGCACAACGATTTCACGCAAAATACGAGAACAAGTAGCAACGTGACGGCCCCATGCATCCCAATTCACACCGCTAACGCGGGTAAAGTGCATCATTTCATTGGAAACATTGAAGGCAATCTTCATTGCATTAATGTATGCCATGTCCATTTTTTGAGTAACACCAGCCTTTGGAATACCGCCACGCTCGAATACTAACCCATCGTTACGGCCTTTGAACGCCTTGCGCTGCTCATAAGGAATTTGTGTAGTTGCTTGTGCACCAGGGTCTGTCTCTGCTGCTACAAGCTGAAGAATGTTCATATCGTGCAGTGCTTCACGAATGACTTCACGACGGAAAGCATATGGCAGTGATGTGTCAGATATGCCACCTTCTTCACCACTTAATACCTTATACTCACGGTTCAGCTGCTGGTTATACTGCCCATCAAAAAGAGAAAGTACTTTATCTACAAACGGGTCGACAGTTTCAGATAAACGAATAGCGCCATTCGAGAATGACGACGTTTGCTTAAGCTGCTTACGCACATCTTCGGCAAGTTTCATTGCGTTGGCATTGTGACCAGACGCCAGTACAACAGATCCCATTGGGCCATTGCCACCTTGGAAACCCATACCTGCTAATTTGGTTTGTGCCTCTAGTTCTTCACCCAACACAATTTGCTGTGTTGCCAGTGCCTTTACTTGGCCGTCTGTCATATCGGCAGTAATAAGTTCAGCCGATTTTAGCAGCTTCGCTTTTACACCATCAGAAAGGCCTTCAGTGCCATTTACCTGTTCAGTAAACAGCTTAACGTTCGCATTGCGCTTTGCTTCAGTGTCTGACAACGCTTTGGCTTTGTCAGCTTCTAGCTTTTCAAATAGTGATTTTACGGCTTCTTCCGTTAAGCCAGTAGACGTATTAACCGTAACGTTAGGTACAGTCTCTGGTGAGGTTTCAGCTAGTGCTAATGCCGTTTCTTGCAGATTCGCCATGAGTGTTTTTTGTTGGGTTTCATCGGAAATTCCCTCAAGCACTTTTTTGGCCGTTTCTACCCATTTTGCAATGGCCGATTCGCTTAGCTTTTTATTCGCAAGCGCCTCTTTAAATAACTTAATTAACTTATCCACGTTTGATTCCTTAGAGAATTGAACCGCCAGCTGCTGTGAAATTAGCTGTATGCCATCAAAGTTTTCACTTTCTGATAGCTCTACACGGTCTAGATTTTTAATACAGGGGCGAACCACCAAACCAGCCGCTAAAAGCGTGGGACCAAATTCGGTATGGGGCTCTTCGTTGCTGACGAAATTTTCAATAAATTCCGCTGACAAGTAGCGATAACCTTTCTTTTCAATCAGTTCTTGACCGAAAGGCGTCCACGCCACTTCACCACGCAGTTTGTTCCCATCCAGGAATAAGCGTGTAATTGTGCCTGCTGCACCATCACTTGGGTTATGGGCTTTATCTATGAATATATCCTGACCAAAAACACCTTTATTGAAGTTGTCCACCATGCTTTGCAACATTGTGGTGCTAATTTCAAAATGTCCGTAGCGAGGGTCAAAGAATTTACCCGTTCGGGTAATGGTAACCACTGAGGTTTTTTGTTCGGCATCCACCGAAACTGCAGAGGCAAGAAAGCGCACCGTTTTTGCAGGAGTAGGTGCTTCCAATTGGATTTTTCGGTTGTGTTGGCTCATGTCCATACTCAACTATTATTAACCTAGTTTGAGTGTGGCAGCGTAGAAAACGCAGCGTTAGGGCAAACTTTTAACCAAAACGTTTTTTCAAGGTCTTCACTTTTGACCTGATCATGGTTTCTTTTAACAGGTCATTTTGTAGCAAGTTGTTCTTATAAACACCCAGTACACCAATGCGAATATTGCCCGATTGATTGCTTAACCACTCTATTCGGTCTTGCTTGGTGGCTCGGTCTTCGTCGGTCACTTCATCGGTAAATACAGCTTCTACATAGCTAAGGGTATTCGGGTGAGCAGGCCACGGGTTTTTGCCTTTTGGGTAAACGCCTCTGCCTAGGCCAAATCGATTCACGCTTGCATGCATGTCGCAAATATCCACCCTTGGATGATTAGGGCTAAGTAAAAAGCGTGTACCTATAATGTCGTCATCATCTGCCAGGCTATTTTGATAAGCCATGCCATGAGCACGATTTATTTCTGTTCTAAACAAACGCCTGGCTTGCCAATAAGCTGCATCTTCATCCTTACTTTGTGCTTTGAGCACGTTTCCTATCTTCTCTGCAGATGCATTATTGACTTTGTTTTGAATTTCTTTAGTGGGCAGCTCGTTGTTGGCTACCAAACTGGCCGCCGCTTCGCTGGCCGAATGCCCTTGAATAACTGCGCTGTTTATCGCTCTTAGCACTTTATTCTTATTGTTATCGTTAATTATCCAAAGTCGGTCAGATAACTGTAAACCGTCTTCGCCAGTGAATTGTTTAACGAAACGCGTTGTTCGCTGGGCAATATCTAACGCCGATTCAGCTGCTGAGTGTGATAAAAAAGGTTTTACACCAATATTGGCAGAGGCCAATAAACTTCTGTTTAGCAGTTCGGTTTGCAGACCTGCCAGATTATTAAGCGCACGTTCTATGTCGGCTCGTAGTGCGGAAAGTTGTTGTAAGCGAATAATGCCGATACTGTCAGCATAGAAAAGTAAAATGGTTATCACCTCTTCCAAGCTGCTTTCGTAGTAACTCTGCAATTCAGCCAGCGCGCTAAGGTCGAGGGCAAAGTACTCTTTTAAAGCTAATGCCTGAGCCCTTTTTATTATTGCTTTCTTGCGTGATAATTCGCTCATGATCACTCACTCATAATATGGCTTGTACATCATTAATAGAAAGCAGGCGAACCGTGGTATCAGCAAGTTCATACCTAAAACCAGCATACCTACCTAGTAAAACTCTATCCCCTGGCTTAACTATCATCGGCGCCCGTTTACCGTTTTTAAGCACGCGACCTTCGCCAACAGCTAACACTGTGGCTAGGTTTGACGGGCGACTGTCAATAACCTCTAAAACAGACGACTTATCTGGTTTTTCATCAGTAACAACTAGATTATCACCAATGGGTTTAAGCGTTTCGGACATAGGTTGCAGACTCACCTTTGGGCTCATTACCAGGTGTAACCTTAACACGAGGTTTGAGGCCGTCGTTGGTTAGCGTGCCGTCATCATCGTCTTGTTCGCCAGGATAAGGATCACCACTCGACTTCTGGTCTTTAATTTTATCCATAACGTAAGCAGGTTCGAAGCCTGCCGTTTCCCATACTAATGAGTCTGGTACACCCAAAGCTTGATACTTAAGCGCCAGGTCTGCTTTCTGATTACGTGTTTCCGTTTTGCGCTCGGTGAACTGCACATTGAAGTTATATGAGTCGGGATTAATACCGGCTAACAGCAGCTGCAGGCGAAAGCCCTCAAAGTAAACCTGTGAAAGTACGTCCTGTAAATCTTCCACTTCTTCAAAATAGTCCTTTTTGAGGTCTTCTAGAATGTCCCGATTTAAGCCGTCTGCGTATCCGAACAAGCCTTTTGGCGCTGGCGCTCCGCTAAAGAACGTGTCGAGCAAATGCACAACATCGTTGATTTGGTCTAAGTTGGCATCACCATTTACCCCAGTTACCCCACCCTTTCTGTTTGAGTAGAAATCTGTGGTCATTAAACCCTTTTCGTTTTCAATACCGTTTTTATACTTCTGAAGCTCTTCCTGTGTGGCGCCATCAAGAACGTGGCTAAACCTTTGGGGTGCACGTGTTCGCCTGCGAATAACTAGGTCGTCTTCAGTCATTTGCAGCTGCTTCCACGTTTTTCGCGTAGCATCTAAATAAGGGCGACCATTACAACCAAAATCGTCGTAGTTGTCGGGGTCAAGCCTTGCAACAGATAGCTGCCAAAAAGCAAACTCGGCAATAATCTGGTATCCACCAACGGGATCTAGTTGTTTATACGCAGCCGCGATGTTTTTAAGTTGGCCTGTTGGCAACGTATCAGCAAGAATAGTTTCGGCTGGCATGCGCAGGCCAGACACCATGTTTCGCTGGTCGTTTACAACCCATTGCATTGCAAGTGCACCTTCCATTACTGTGCCTCGAGCATCAGAACGAAGTTTTTCAGGGTTATTAAGCCCAAGACGAGCAACCCATACCTTGAAAAGTCGACTTATGCGGTCGTTTTCTTTTCCATTCCATTGCAAGCGAATGCCATTCTTTGTTGCATCTCTGGCCATGCGTCTATGAATTCGTTTAACACGAGGGTCAGTACGGTCCATTTCTCTAATGTGGTGAACTGACGCTTTATAATCAGGGGAAACATATAGTTCGTTGTATAAACGTCTTACATAGTTTTCAGTATTAACCGTGGTTCCACCACGCGTGTTTTGTTTGTGCTGTAACTCTTCACTTTTACTTACAGCGTCTACCGAGGAAGTATGGCGACCAATTGCTCGATTAATTGTTGATATAATTCCCATACTCTCTATACCCCTGGTAATAAAATGGTGGTGCCAAGTAAATCTTCGCGACTTCGAGAAGATGTCATTACGGCTGTATTTGGTTTCGGCTGGCCTCTTGTCGCTAGCGCCCACACAGATGCCATAGCAGCGTCAAATAAGTCATCGCCTATTTTCTTTAGCACCATGACGTAACTTGAATAACTCTTACTGGTTTCTTCTGGCTTGATGTTCGACAGCTGCTTAATAAACGTTTTCATATCTGAAATGGCTAAACTATCGATATCTAAGCCAGACGGTTCTAAATGTTCAACGTAAGGAATAACGGCATGGCCGTGGTGGAAAATCCCTCTTAATGCCTGTGCCATACTGTGTTTTATTGAGCCTTCAAAGCGAAGAGGTGCAAAGGCCCAATCATTCCATGCTGAAGCATTCGACTCACCATCATTAATCGCTCGAATATCTACTGGGGAGAGGCCTTCATAATAAAGGTCGTGGTTTAACTGGGTAAGCATACCTAAGCCATAAGCGTCGCCGATAGCGTAGTCGGGGCGAAAGTAACGCCAGAACGCAAGTAAGTCATTTTTAACAACCGAATCGTCGGTACCTGCGGCCCATGTTTTGGCAAATACGAAAACAACATAATTGCCCACTTGCTCAGTAACAATAAAAGCATGCTTTGATGCTGTAGCGCTTTCACCATGACCTGCAGCATCGTATCCAAAACTTAATAAACCGCGTTTTCTATATCTGGCACCAGGCTCGGGTATAACCATTTCAATGTTGGTTTTTGCGCCCATTTGAATGGCAGCACGAATATACTTTTCCCAAATTAAGTTGGTAGAACTGGTATTAATGCACAGCAGCTGGCGAATGTACTCTTCGGGTGAAAGCTGCACTTTCATGTCGTCGATAAACTTACCATTTAGGATCCCAAGCTCCACGCCTAAGTGACAATCGACCGTTGGCAATAAGTGGTACTTCTTCGTTTCTAACAAACTTGAAAGTACCGACGCCCCTTTGAATACACCTGTAATTCTAATTATCGGTTCATTCTTGGCGTTTTCATCTGCACCTAAGCGACGTGTCGAGCCCATTGTAAGAAGGAAACGTGAATTTAGCCGCTCTTGGTCCAAGTCGTCGACTTCTTCGATAGAAGCCAAGGTCAAATCGCCCCCGTCGATTTGAGAGAAGATACCGTAACCTCGCGCTATGCTTCGATTGCAGAACCTAAAATAGGTATCGCTCATTTGCTTACGGCCATTACGGTATTCAATAAAGTTACCGAGAATTTCAGACCGACGAATAGCGTCTAGGTGGTAGTTAAGGTTAACCAGACTTTGGGCTTCTTTTGGCGCCACAATGCCCAGTTCTTGGTCAGGGTTCGTTGCCAGGTATTCAAGGTTCCACATTTCTTTAACTGCGGTTTTACCTGTACGACGGCAACTGTTATCAATGGTGTTTGGGTACCTATCCATTTCATAACACTTAAGTACCTGCATTGGGTCTAGTGTTATGTCGTGAACATGCTTATGCCACAGGGAATGGTCGCCTTTGTAGCGCATAATTTCAGCTTCAGCCAAATGCTGCAGGCGCTGCCTTTCTTTTGCTGTTACACGTTCAGCCATCGCCGTTCGCTTTCTTATGTTCTAGCAATATTTCATCTTGGCTAAGCGCATTCTGAGAATTCACTATTTTTTCGCGCAAGCTATCAAGCAGTTCATGCTGTTTACTTTGGAAGTCGGACAAATTCTGCTTATCTTTTCCTTCTTGCTGTAAGCGGCCCATCTGAATTTCACTTTCTTCACGTACTTTTTGTGTCATACCCAAATCGGCAAGCGAAAGATTGTTTTTGCTTAATAAATCGAAGATAGGCTTAAGCAATGGGTTAGCTTTAGTGTCCATAATGGTGGTTTTTTTGCCCGTTTCGCTATCAGTAAACTGAGCAAGATGAAAGCCGCCGTCTTTATCAAATGAATAGGCTGGTGATTCCAGTAGCACACCTTTATTAATTACACTTATCAGCATGTCATCCATTAACGAAGCAAAGTTAGCCTGTTGCATCGCTTGATGCTCTCGCAACATTTTCGGGTCGTGGCTTTCTATAGCGATCAGATGACGCATGAATAATTCAGTCTTGCGAGTACAAGCCACTTGCTGGCTACAGTAGTCAAAATCAATATCACAGGTATCACACGCGTCATATTTGCCAGGCTTAGCAGGAAAATAGAGCGCTTGCTTTGCCGCCGCTCCGTGTTTCAACGCATTGAATCGCGTTCTTAACGCTTCCTCAGGTGTAGGGTGACCATCCAAGTTTGCAGCAGAGGCCGCTTTTCCTTCTAAGGTTTTTGGGCCTGTTGATTTTACATAGCTACTAAATAACCCTCGCTGCCAAGGTATTTGCTGTGAACGGGATCTACAAGACGGACAAGTAGAAAAATATCGATAGGGATGAGACAGAATATCGTCATCAATTACTTCTTCAGGCTCAGAATCCCACACATGGAGACACACATCACATTTAAATGTAATGTCGTTGCGTGGGGCTAAAAACTTGCTTTTGTCCGTTTTCATACCGCCATTTTGGTGCAGCAGAAAACGCAGCGTTAGGGCAAATTCATATTAGGGGAACTATTTAAAAAACGTACCGCTATGCAGCTTTTACTAAGCGTGACGGCAACTTACGCTTAAATTCAATCATAGGTACGTTAATAGTTCCCAGTAAGGAGGGCTCGGGGAGCCACTTTCTCTCACTGGGAACTATTTCAGAGTTCACAGTTATAAGTGCCTCCGGTCTGTATTTCACTTTAATTTCATTGTCTTGCAGCATAATGCTGTGAATAAACGTCTTAAAGAATTCACGAACTTTACCCGGTTTATTGGTGGTTTTGATGATATCAACCAGTAATTCGCTCAATTCGGTAAGGTCAGTTTCAGAAATTTCCAACTGTGGTGGTTTTTCCGTTTCGGACACGGCTAATTCAGTATTTAATTTCCTAATGGTTTCGTTGTTAGAACGTAAACGCGGTGCAAGGTCTTGCACGTTGTAAATGCCTGTATCGTCTTCCAGTAGTTCATATAAGCGCGAGTTCTTTCGCTCATACTCTTTAATTTGCTGAACAATTTCGTTGCATCTGTCTCGCTTTTTTTGCGCCCAAGAGCCGCACAGGTCGTTAAGCTGCAATAGCAAGTCTTTCAAATTTCGCTCTGTAAGCACCTCTGCGCAGATAACATCAGTCATCCAAGGGTCGAATATGGCTGAATTAATTCTACGGTCTTCACAGCCCAAACCAGCCTGTTTAGTGCTGCAGTTGTAATAGTAATAAGTCTTCGTTGCGCCTTTTGCCTTTTCTATCTTCATCGACTTACCGCATTTGCCGCATTTCAATAGGCCAGTAAAAAAACGAGTGCTTTTGGGCGAACCACCCTCTTTCACTGCTTTTTGAGTTTGACTGTCCATTGTTTTTTGCACAGCGTCGTACAGTTCGTAAGAAACAATGGGTTCGTGACTGTCTACTACGATCCATTCAGAACGGGGTAATGAACCCTCACGGCCCTTTTTACCAAATGCAATTCTGCCAACAACGCGTTCGTTACGCAGTAAGCCAAGAATAGAGGTTTTATTCCATTTTTTGCCACGGTTAAGACGTCCTTCAGCATTAAGCAGCTCAGCTATCTGTTTTCCACCGTAACCTGAAAGCTTTAGTTCAAATATTCTGTTAACAGTGCCAACTTCCATCGGATTTGGAATGAGCCTAGTCTTATTTTTCTCACCGAGAACTTTTTCTACCTGGTATCCAAATGTTAAATAACCTCCATTGAAATAGCCTTTTTGTGCATTTGCTATCATTGAACGTTTTGTATCTTGTGAGACTTGACGAGAATAGTACTCGTCGAATAACTCTAAAATCCCCTCGTAAATAAAGCCTGAATCGCCCTTATCGATATTTTGAGACACATAGCTTATTTTGGTACTGCTATTGGCTAATCGTCGCTTATTAAGCTTTGCTTCAAGCGCGTTTCTAGCAAAGCGTGAAGTACTCCAACAAATAAAGTAATCAACGTCGAAGTTTTCACAGTATGAAATGGCTTGTTGGAATGCAGGACGGTTATCAGTGGCGCCAGAGATACCTTCGTCTGTGAATACTTTCTTCACATCGGCCCCGAGCGATTTAGCGTGGGCTAGGCATTTGTCTATTTGGCTTTGAACAGGAAGTTCCTTTTCGGCTTGTTTCGCAGTGGAAACACGCGCATATATTACACAAGTGGTCATTGTTAGTTCCTAAAATCACTATCTAAGGGGTACTTCCCCCAATTCGTATTTTTTCGCTATTCGTCTAATTGTATCAGGAGAACGAGACATTCCGTGTTTTTCAAGCTCTTTGGTTATTTCGGTGCAGGACATCTTTCGTTCTATAAAGCACTTAATGATTTGTACGCACTGGTACTCTTGGTATTTTTTTATGGAAGGGACGTAAATTTTATCCTGCTTCCACTGGTTCTCAGGGCAGCTGGCGGCACGCCAAATTTTAATGAACATTTCTGGACCAGCGATGTGTGCAATTTCTCGCCAGAACTTAGGTAAGTTCAATTTATCCAGTTCGGCCATTTTCAGTGAATCTATTTCTGCTGTTCTTTCACTCATTATTTTTGCCTTATAACAGAGTTTAAAATCAGTGCAGATATGCTGGTACCCACCCTACCCTATTCAAGAAGCTCTTTATACTTGCCGAGCCCCCACCCCTCTAATAGTAATGCATGAAGGAGGTGGATTGCAGGATATTCGAGCAGTAAGTGTGTGTTTAAGTTGTATTTCTATTTTTTATTGCGTTTTTTATTAAATATGTGTGGCTGCAGGCATTGTTCTTACGTGGTGGATTGGTTGTGTATTGCGTATTTTGTATATAAAGCGCAGTTACTAGTTCCACGCACCAAAATGATATTGTCCGTTATTTAAGAGAGTTTCAAAGGGTGCTGCGCACACCTGCAAACATTCATTATCTATTAGTTGGTGGTGCAGACTATATAATTTCCACGCACCAAAAAAGAACCAAAGGCGTGTCTGTGTAAAGCTTTCTGGTAAATTTTATGTTCTAGTGACAGAGGGGTTTGCTATAGCGCTGAGGGAATTGGCCCAGTGCTATAGTCATGGTAAGAATGTAGGAAATTTATTTCTTTAGGGCGTGAAGAAGTGGTGTTACTGCAGTAGTAATCTTTCCTAATGGATTACCCTTATCCACTTGTTTGGTAAGCTTCCGTAATGCAAGTTGAGTGTATATCTCTGTGGTTTTTGGGTCACTGTGGCCTAGCAGTGTTTGCCTGGTGATAATGTCTAAGTCTTCTTCTGCGTATTCGGTACCTGTAAGGTGGCGTAGCGCATGAGGGTGAGCCTGATTGGCAGGAACGCCAGCTGCAATGCCTCGCTTATTAATCATCTTCTGGATAGTGCGCGGTGATATTCTTCTGTTTTCGCCGTAATAATCCCAGGGCTTAACACGACGGTTATTGGTGCTAATGAATAACACCTGATCACCATTGGGTAATGTGCGGTCAATATGACGTAAATCAGGATGACCAATGTAAACACGCAGGAATAACTGCACTTCCATTGGCAAAGGAACCTGACGTTCTTTCTTACCCTTCTCGATAACACGAATAGCTAAACGGTCAGTTCCCTCGTGTTCAAATGCAACGATATTTGAAAGGTTAAGTGAAACAATTCCGGCCAAGCGAAAGCCACAGCCCCCCATAAGCGCGATAATCGCTGCGTCTCGTATTCCGATAAATGTTTCTAAGTCACAACTCTGTAGCAGCTGCTCGAAAGAACGTAACCCCATAGCAACAGGTATTTTTTGTGACGATGCTGGGTAAGGTAAAGATGCAGCAAAGTTGGAACGAGTATGCCCTTTGTCAAATAGGTATTCGTAGAACCCACGAAGTGCAGCCACAGCGGTTCGTCTACTTTGTGGTACCAACTTCATTTGGTGCAGAAATAGGCCGGTGAACTGCTCTAGCTGCAACGGTTTAGGCTGGTAAGGGTCAACTACTGACTTTTCGCAAAATGAAAGATACAGCGTTAAGTAGTAGCGGTACTTCTTAATGGTTTCGACTGAACGGGCTTCATTCAGCTGTTTAAACTGCAACCACTCATTTACCAACATCTGCATTTTATAGGATCCCCAGGGGCATATTTTCACGGACATTTGGACATTTAGCCCTTTTTAGCGATGTAGGCCGCGCAGAACAAGGGCAAAGACCTGTCCGAAACTGTCCAAAATTTACGGACAGGCTCTTTTTTTTCGGACAGTTCCGACCAGTTACTATTTTAAAACCGGACAGCTCCCTTTTATATATATTTTTTTATCTTATTAATTCTTAAAGAAAAATAATAATAATAAAAGAAACGATGAAACGCAGAAAAACACAAAACGGACAGGAATAGGATGAAAACGGACAGGAATAAGCACAAAACGGACAGCAATAAAAAGCGCAATAAAAAATAATCGAATAAAAACAGCAATTTAAATTAAAGATAAGCAATTAAGATTAAAATTGTCCAATGTCCAACATTTTTACCCCCGAGTGGAATGATATTTATCTGGCTAAATAGACTAAAATCCGCTTTGCGCTTTCAGGTAACGTTTACGGGCTGAACCAATATCGAAAGCAATGAATGTTTGATGTGAGTTGAGAAGAAGTATTTTATTTCGGTGTAGATATTAATGTGGCCATGAAAAAAGCCGCTAAAAAGCGGCTTTTAAAACATTAACCTAATATTTGTAATTCATTTATCTAGCTACCCATTGATAGGGGTAATGTCTACCTCAACAAACGACCAAATAAAATCCTTAAAGTCTTTGTTGTTTTTATGGCTATCTATACTTCCCGCCTCTGGTATTTCGTCACCATCCGCAAAACCTAACTCTAAAAAACCCTCCAATGCTTCTTTTGCATTTTCAATAGCTTCGCCTAATGTGTCTCCAGCTGAGTAACAACCAGGTATATCCGGAAACACAACACCATACGCGTTATCACTTCCGGAAAGCTCTACTGCAATAGGATACTTTCTTTTCACAACAACTCCAGTAACTCTATAATTTCTATTGTTTGGTAGTGCTAGCTGTTTCTTGATTAGTTTGGGTCGAATCTTTTCTAACGCTCTTGTCTAGGCATTCACAAATAAAAGCTATGCCAAATATAATTGAAGAAAGGAACAAACCCGTAAGCATGTAGGATAAAGAAAAAACATAGTGAATTAGTTCTCTCTCTTGGCCGCGTTCATATTCAGGGAGAAATACAAAGGCAAAAACCAAGCACATAAATAGCATTAAAAAAGCTACAAATTTTAACCCGTCCGGCACCATTGATTGGTTGTCATATTTGTTTTGGTATTCGTCTTCCATTATTTTACTCCGTGCTTTAAAAACTCAGAGTAATACAATCAAAACAAAAAGCGCAATAAAAAGCCCACGTTAATCAGTGGGCTTTAGTTTGTTTAGCGTTCGGCTTTTACCAGTATGTCTATTTTTTCAGTGGCTGGTTTTAACAGCTGCACCATCTGAAATGCCTGTAAGTGCTCTACTGGCCCATCGTTCATGTTTTCAAACAAGCTTTGAAGGCCTTTTAAATATTCGCTTAACTCGTAGGCGGTTTGATATCGGCTTTGACTTCGCATGCTACACCCCTAGTTCAAGCTGGCTTGTTTTTTTACCCAGCAGTGCAACATCTGGCATAGGCTCGCCAAGTAAGTTGCACACATTACGTAAACTGGTGATATACGCTGCTTTAGCAAATTCATCACGGCAATTCACTAATTCCTGCAACAGCTTGATTTTCTGATAACGAAGGGTGTTCAGTTCTTTGATAGGAATATTGCCGTAATAACCCTGCTGCTTAATAGCAGGAAGCACTTCTTCACAAACCCATTGCGTAAATTTAACCGCTTCTAGCTTACTTGATCTAAAAGCAAGCATGAATAAAGCTGGTTCATTTATAAAAATAGTCTCTTGAGTACCAGAAGGTGTTGCAGAAAGTGCAATAGCTCGCCACTTTTCAGGTATGTTTTTGAGGGATAAATTACCTCTCCATGTCATTTCAAGCGCTGTGACTACATCTTTAGCACCAAAAAACACATGACCGTTTTCGTCAATGGCTGTGCGAATTTCTGTGCTTGAAAAAGAGAATGGGTTATTTGTTGCCTGTGAAGGCATAAGAACTGTGTTAGTCATGATATGACACCTTTTGATTTAAGTAGTATTAAAGCCACCATTGGGTGGCGAGTCTCAACTAAAGCTCAAAAGAAGCTCCGGGCCTATTTCCCTCACGGGTATTGTATTACGCCTCTCAACTCGCCATAGATAGAATTATGGCGCGCGACTGCTTTACAGGCACAAAAAAACCGCAAAGGCTAACGGGTGCGGATTACCGCTTTTGATTTTAGTGCCTGTAAAATTACCCCGTTATTCACGGGGTGTCAATGTTGCGCTTTTTGTTAGTTAAATATCGAATGCGAGTTGTTCAACTTTCTTACCGATTTTACTTGTGGCTGGCATTGGTTCGCCGAGTAGATTGCATACATTCCTAAGGCTGTCTAACACCGCTTCAAACGAAAACTGGTCACGACAATGGTTAAGCTGCTGAATTAACCTTAGCTTCTGCTCCCTATATTTAAATTGTTGACCTTCAGTAAGGTTCCCGTAATAGCCTTGCCGCCGAAGTGTTGGCACCACATCTTCGAATAACCAATCAGTAAATTTTTCTGCGTTGGGTTTATTCGAGCGAGTTGCAATAACATATACAGCGGCTTCATGAACAAAAATGGTTTCTTTTTCGCCAAAGCTGGTAGTGCGATAGACTACCAGCTGCCACTTTTTCCGCACGTTTTTAAGACTTCTTGCACCGTTCCAGCAGATATCTAATGCTTTAAACACATCTTTAGCACAGAAAAATGCTTCGCCATTCTCGGCTGTAGCGGTTCTCACTTCGCTATCTATAAATAAAAAAGGGTTTTTAACTTCGTTTATTGGCATAAATATTTGGTCGTTCATAGTTTATTCCTGGTGTTAATTTCGACGGACTTAAGGCCGTTGCATTGAATTATTCGCACCCTTAAAGGTGCGAAGTTTCCGGTCCCGCACTCACTTTTGGTGTTTCGTGGCGGGTTTAGAACCCTTTAAAGGGTTCTTTTTCCGGAGCAACCCGCCATTTCACAGCCCGAGTTCCTGGTTAGGACCTCTTAAGAGGTCCTGTTAAGACAGATACCCCCCTTAAGGGGGTCAGTTTGTTGGTTACGAGCGTAATTTCACACATCCATACCCAGTTGCTGATTGACTGGCAAAGATAAACCAAACTCGGCATTTATCTCTTTAGTGCATTCAGCCCTGAGTGCAGGGTCTTTAATTTTGTCCAATTTAGTTAATGCACTGAATTTGTCGCTTATCTGTGCCCGCAGTGCTTTGCCCACCTTTTCGTACTCATGAATCACCTGATCCCACTCTTCATGCTTAGCTTCAAGCCAATCTGCAGCACTATGATTTCCATTGACACGTACCCGAGTAGGGTCGATTGTATTCATAAACGCTTCAACACGGTCCAGCCTGATACAGATGTGACTCTTAACCCCTGATTCTGGAGTAGTATCCCCCCCCTTAAGGGGGGTCAGTTTTATACCTAAACGCCTATATAAATAGGTCCCCTCACAGATTTTCCGGTTCAGTGTTTTCCAGTTGAGCCCAATTTCGTCACTTATTGGCTTGAGCTGGACGCGCGCAAAACCATCATCGCAATCAATAACTGGCAACTCTTTGCTTCCGAAGGTAATAATACTTTTTACTAATTTGGTCATTGTTAGTTCCTTAATGTAAGTAATATCAGCGATAAAACGCCAACTGCTGAAGAATAAAATAGGCCCGTTGATAAATGCTGCATTGTGTTTTTAAACCACTGGGGGTCGTGAGCACAGCTTAAGGCAAACAAGCGAATTGACACTTGCATGCCCACTAACAGGCCGCCAGCACAAACGCAGCTTATTGCTGCGCAAATGCCAATGATCGCGTAGGCTTTCAAGATGATGACTCCTTTTTGGCATCATCTATAAGCTTTTGCATATCCTGAATAGCTGTTACTCCATCAGCTACAATAGCTAACCTCACAAGCGCTCTTGCCATTTCATCAGGGCGATAATGGCTTATGTCTCTTAGCAGGCAGCTAAAATTTTCTTCGAAGTAATCTTGGTCTAGGCCAAATCTGTTTTTCATTCGTACAGCTCCCACACCTTTAAGCCCATGCTTTTTGCCATCTCAAAGTCTTCAATACCGCGGCGCTGTTCCTTATCCAAATTGTCACAGTAAAGCAGAGCATCTTTCGCCAAATACGAGAGGTACACCTTTTCCGGAAGATTGCGGTCAAGTGTAGAGATGTAGTCTTTAATTCCTTTCTTCTGCTGGTTTATGGCGAATTTGTTTAGCGCATCGACTGAAGACCCTTCTATAAAAGCTTCATAAATATCGTCTGCCAGATGACACCTTGTATAGTACTCGCCGTCTTCTTGCATATCCAAAAGCGGCTCAATTCGCTTTGTGAGTAATTGATGTTGAAACTCCAGTTCAGCAACACGCTCATTAGCCTTTGCTAGTTGCTTATTTAAACAAGTAATCTGCTCTAGTAGCCCAGGTATATCTTCAACGTAGTAGAGCTTTTTGCCATCAGCCCAGGCTTCTTTTAATTCACAGGTATCTTTCATACCCGGGTCAAAGTTTTTATCACTCATGATCACACCTTAAAAATAACCAGCATTAGCGAGATAGCGCCAACAGCTGCAGAATAAAATAGGCCCGTTGATAAATGCTGCATTGTGTTTTTGAACCACTGAGGTTCGTGTGCACAGCTAAAGGCAAACAAGCGAATTGACACTTGCATGCCTACTAACAGGCCGCCAGCACAAGCGCAGCTTATCGCTGCGCAAATGCCAATGAGAACGTAGGCTTTCATTCGTAAAGCTCCCACACCTTTAAGCCCATGCTTTTTGCCATCTCAAAGTCTTCAATGCGGTGGCGCTGTTCACGAGTTACTTTTTTGCGTTCTTTCGAGCGCTTGGGAAGCGTGTTGCTGTTTCGGTTACGTAGTGAACCTACTTGTAAAAATGGGTTTTCTTCAATCATTGCTAGTTCCTTGGTTTATTTATTAGTTGGCCCGTCTGGTCCACGGGGTTAATTAGCTTTGCCTTTCCACGAAGTTTCTAGAATGTTGTATTTACATTCGTCGATATCTTCTAGGTAAGTTACTTCGGCTTTGATGGTGTAAACACCTTCTTCCGGCTTAACATGCTTTGATAAGCGGTCGTGCCAGTCGTCGGTTCCCCAGTTCTCAATGTCGCCGGTGATTGTGTCTGGCGAATCTGAGGTGACACTTAAAACGCACACGCCTAATAGGCCAGTGCATACAACAATTTCAGCTGTATCTATTTCAGTTTGCATGACTAGCGCGCTCCTTAAGTTCATCCATGTATTTATCAACTTCCCACTCTTTCACCTCTTCCATGCTTTCGTGAGGGTTCCATTCAGTGAGAAACTTAAGCTCGCTATCATAAGAATTAGAGTCTTTCTTATAAGCTTCTAATTTTTCATTTGATACTTCTTTCCATGGAACTGAAATGAAGTAGATTTTTTCTGAGTGAGAACCACAGTAGTATGCACTTAGCGCTTTACCTTCTCTGCACATAAATATCAGAGGATAGTTATTGGGAAGCCCAATAGCAGCCAATGCTTCACTCAAATCTCTATGTTTAGGAATGGCATCAAGCTCTTTACTAACCTCGTTTCCTTTCTTACAAGACTTTTTAGGCAGCACCTTTATACCTTCTATTTCATCGAGTGCTTTTCTCCGAATTAATTTCCAGTCTCTACCTGGGTCTTCATCAAAAACAAACGCAGCAATTCCCCCTCTATTCCAGTAAATCACCGACTTGCCGCCATGCTTTTCACACAGTGATTGTGCTTGCTGGTAGTTCTCTTCGTTTTGAGCTCGTATCTCGTTCATTGCGTCGACAAATGGCCCGTCGGTTACTTTAAAAAATCTTCTATATACTTTTGACATCATTAGTTCCTTAGTTTGTAAGCCCGCCTGGTCCACGGGCATGGGTGTTAAATACCTTGTGCTTCTTTTTTGCCGAGCAGCTGCACGTCGCCGCTTTGGTCTACTATGATTTCGCAAATCGAGCGTTCTTGGCCGTTGCTGTCTGTGTATTCGCGTGTTTTCTTTTTGCCTTCCACATACAACTGATCGCCTTTCATTCTGAACTGCCCGACAATCTCTGCGCGTTTGCCCCAAATGATGCAGCGGTGCCACTCGGTTTCCTCTTTGGCATTACCGTTTCTGTCTTTGAATATTTCGGTAGTTGCCAAGTTAACCACGCATTTAGCCGTCCCATTTGGTAGATATTGAACGTCAGGGTCTGCACCCAAGTTGCCAATAATCTGGACCTTATTTAGTCCTTTTGTCGCCATTGATGCGCCTCCACATTTTGCTTTGTTGAACATGGCGAGAACGACGTTCTGCAACCAGCATCATAAAAATTAATAGAATTAAACACGCTTGTAGTGCGTCACTTTTAAAGTACACCGACGCCACCGTTACAAGCCCCAATAGCGCTAACAGTGCGTTAATCAATTTCACTTGTACCCCCTCTTTAAAACGCGGGTTCTGCGGTGAGGTAAACGGTGTTCACTGTGCAGTACTTCACCTGGTAACATTTCGCGCCACCCTTCCACCACGTTTGGCCCTTTGCCTTCCCACTCAAAATCTTTTGCTGGCCCTTCAAAAAAACTGTTGTCTTGCAGAATGACGCTAACGTTCTGCTCTTCGCTAACAGGCATTTGCCCGAAATTTGGTAAAAATGACATCATAAAAAAATCCTCAATGGTTGTTGTTAGTTCACTTTAAGGTGTGACACGCAGACGCCCCCACTGCGGCCAGATAGTTTTACAAGTGCATGGCGGCTACTTGGGATGTCCCATGCAGGTGAAGAGGTTCTTACAATTTCAAAGTTGTAATTCCCCTTTATTGGGAAGTACTTAAATTGGGTACCTACTGGGTAGGTTTTATTGAAGTATTGCGCTTTCATAACATCGGCTCTCTGTGGGCACGTAGCGTCTCTGGTGCTGTTACGCTAATGCCGTATTGTTCAAGTTTCTTAACGTCTAGCTGTTGCATGTGGCCGCTACGGGTACCGTTAATGCTGCGTACTACGCTGTCGTTGTGAATAACGCCTGCTTGCTCCATTTGGTGCTTAAGTACTCGCGCTGTTTTCACGGGCATGTTGTTGTACTTTTCACGCAGGGCCACGCTGGTAGATAAATGGGCCATCATGTGTTTTACACGCACACATAGGTAACGTGGCTCTTTGTCGTTGTATGGCTCACATTCAAATACATAGGGGTACACGTAACGGCCAGCGGCAATTTCGTCCATGATGATTTCAACAATCCAAATCCATGGGTCGCGGTCGTTAGTGGTATCTGAAATATGACTGTTCATTTCAGCAATTAAGTCACGTTCGAAGTCGCCGTTAATGTCCTCAATACCGGCAAAAACCGTTAGCAAACGCCACGCTGTCATCAGGGCAGAATAGTTATCTACCATCCGATCGGCGCCTTTGTCGTTGTCCTGTGCACGGTTGTAGGCTTTACATTTTTGTTGGGCTATTTCGTAGTTTTCTTGAACCGTTTTACGGCCTAGCTTCGCTAACCATTCCATCCATTCGTACATAGGGAACTTAGGTAGGCTCTCGTTAAGCATGGGGCCTTTACGATTGCTTAAATCGGTACGCACGGTTTTACCCGTTAAGCTTTCTACCGGCACGTCTTCACCTGCTAGCAATACAGGCGCGGCGATAAGGAACGGGGTTTGTGCACTGCCACGGGTTGTCTCGGTGTAGTTGTAGCTTTCCTGCAAAAGTGAAACGGCTCGGGCAATAACATCTGCTTTTTTCGCGCTCAATTCTTCCCAGCCTACGGGGTGGCTAGTACCTGATACAGAGGTCATTAATCGGTACTCGGTACCAATGCTTTGACCACTGAGAATTTTCATGCCTGTGGTACGTGATAAGCGCTTGAGCAACGTTGATTTACCGCTGGCCTTGCCTGCTTGCATTATAAAGTGCGGCCAAAAACCAAGATAAAGTTTCAATTGTGCGCCAACAATCCACACCAACGCCCTAGCTGCAGCGTTGTCTTTGAATGTCTCTTGATAGGCTTCAACCACTTGCCCAGCATGACCACGCATACCTCTAGGGAATGCAAAGTTGTGATATGGGCTTTGCTGCGCTGGCTCTGTGAAAAAGCAGTCTTTGCCTTCGTTCACTTTTGGTTTACCTGCTAAGTAGCACAAGCCCACAAAGTTGGCTGCTTGCACACTCCCAATACCAATAGTGCGCTCAAAAATATTCAGCATGCGAGAAAAAGCGCGGGGGTTATAAATTGGGCCGCTTTTGCGCCAGGTATCGAGGTTGTGCAGCTGCTCGTCGTTCATTACTCTGCGTTGCAGCGTTTCGTCATGCCTGGCTGTTTGATACATGGCAACAAACTGAACGTGAGGACTGTCGTCATGCTCTCCCGTTGTGGTTGCACTGGCACTAGCAATTTCAACACGGCTAATACCAGCTACTCTAAAGCCAGCCACATCAACAAACTCTAATTTTTCTTGGCCGTCATCGTCTCTCGACATTTTGGCCAAACTGGTAAAGTCGTCTTTTACCCTGAATTTCCAATACTGCTGGTAGTCGTGAGTAGGCAACCATAACCGTGGCTTGTGGGGTTTATCTTCGCTGTTTCCTGCTAAGCCTGGTATTAACCATGGTTCACGTTTTGTAAAAGGTACCTTGCTCTTAGCGTCTTTATAAACATCATTAGCATCTTGCCCGTATTCCCATTCGCTACGGTCAACAAAAAAGCAAGGTACTCCTGCAGCAAGACAACCTTCGTGAATGCGCCACTCGGCCTCTGCAGAATAACAACGGTCAGGTCCGGTGGGGTTTCTTTTATCTGGCTTTGGTTTATCCTTGTCGTAACAACTTATTACGGTTTTGCCCAAGAATAGTTGCCAGTTAACTTGTACTTGGGTTCCTCTTAGCGCTATGGCACATGTAGTGGGGTCGTTGCTAAAAGCTGCTTCAATACTTAATGCATCTAGCGGCCCTTCAACAGCATAAACGGTTTTTGCTTGGCGAAGTGCACGAGGGTCTAACATCCAAAACACGCCATTCTTTTGGCCTAGTGATTTGGTTTTCATGCCTCCGTTTAGCTCAGGTACGTAGTAACGATAATCAACAGCAGCTAACATTTTGGTATTTGGCTGATACGTAATAAAGCTTACCGCTTCGCCACCCCAGTGGGGTTCGCCTTGGGCAACGTTTGGATTGGTGTAGTTTGTCCAGCCTAACGTTTTTTGTTTGATACCTTCGCTAATGATGTGATCGGGAATACCACGCTCATTTTTTAAGTAAACACGGCATCGCTCTTGGTCTTCTAGACTTTTGCCAGCAATATATGCCAGCTTAGCCATGTCGTCTGTGGCATCTTCGGTTTCTTCAGGAAGGGTTAAAAATGGTAGAAAGTACAATTGATGTACTTTTTTGTTCGCAGCTGGATAATCGATATCAAATACCCACATGGCCAAATCGATGACATGTCCGCCATTTTGGTTATTGCGGTCTCGCCATACCTGATATTTAACACCAATGCTTATTTCAGGTCTTTCAGCACCTGCTCGTTTCCAGAGTTGCTGTTCACCGTTATCGCTTACTTTAATAAGGCCCATTCTCTCTGCGGCATTTTGCAAAGACACGTGCTCTTTTAACTGATCTAGCGTCAGCATTATTTACCTCTTTTTTAATTAAGCGGTGAAGATTTAGCTAAGCTAATAGCTATATTGACCAGAGACTTAATAACGATTAGTTCTGCATAGGTTTCAACAATGTCGGTGTTGTTCACTATGAAATCGCTTAGCGCTTCTGAATTAGGCAATAGTTCACACCACTCACCTTCTTGCTTAGTTTTCATTGCTTTCAAGCGCTCAATTAAGTCTGCTTCAGCAATGGCGAGTTGCGCTTCTAGCTGTTGAACATCACTCTGATTAAAGGGGTTACTGATAGACATTTCTAACGCCCCTCCAAACGCAACCACTCGCTCATAATGCTAGTGCTTGATCCTGTGTGCATGACTTGTTGAATGGCTTGATGGTTATGCTTTTCAGTTACCAAGCCTGTGTAACTTTTTTTTATATTCCAATGACCTGAGCACCTATCTTCGCAATTGACAATGGTTAACCATACCGGCCCCATTCCTGGCATATGCATAGGAAAATAATTCACCATTCCCAATGTGGTACGTAGGTTTTTGTCCTGGTTGTAAATGTAGTTATCTTCCATGTTCGCCAGCTCCTTCGTTGCATTGAGTTAATAAACGCTTGTCTTCTTTTTCACGTCGTCTGGCGTCAGCTAACAGTCGTTTACGCTGACTCGCTATTTCCTCACGCAGTGGCTTGAATGCTTTCTTTACGAAAATCATAGTGCTGCCTCCTGCATACTTTTGCGTAAATCGTCACGGCTTGGTTGGGTATAAACTTGGGTAGTTGTTATATGCTCATGACCTAGAACTTCTTGTACTTCTCTTAATGCTGCGCCGGTTGTTGCGTTCTGAAGTCGTCTAACGGCCCACGTGTGTCGAAGCCAATGAGGGGATGCCTTGACGATACCGGCCGTATTACACCAGTGAGTCATTCGCTCTTGATAACTGCGAATGCTCATGCGCTGGCGGCGTCTAGAAAGAATTAATGCCGTGTCGTCGTGCGCTTTTTCTGGTGCTGCAGCAATCATGCGCTTACGAATTTTTAGCAGCGCTTCAAGGGCACGACGTGCAGCGTCGACAAGGTAAATTTCCTGCTTTTTGTTTAAGCCGCGCTTGTTACCTTGCTTACCACCTTTTTGCATGTGTGACGAAATGTGCAGATAGCCTTTATCCAGTGCTAGCAGTGCGTCATCTACGTTCAGCAAATGTACCGTTTCAACACGACGGGCCGTGTAGCGCATTAACAGCATCCAGTTAAGGTCACGCTCTGCTTCAATGTCTTTGAACTTGCGTATTGTGCTAAATAGCACCTTCTCTTCTTCTCTCGTGAAACTTTTAACCTCAGCCATTAGCGCACTCCTTGTTCTTTTGTTTTGCTAATAAGCGTTCTGCCAGCTCCTCACCAAAAAACAAACCAATTGCGCCAGGCTTTAGAACAAGGGTTTGATTAGCACTTCGGTTCGTACTTACAGAGTGAATGCCTGCCTTTCGCAAAGCGGTTGGAACACTGTAAACATCAGTCATTAGGAAGCTCCATCTTCAGCATGTTGGCGTTAATGCGAACCACCTCGTTAAGCCCTTTTCGTTGACGCTCGTTCAAATCTGCGTACTGTAAATTGAGTAGCGCTTTCAGCATGGTCTCTTGAAGACAAAGCTGAACTTTCTGGCGCTTTATAATGAGTTGAAGTTGCAATGGTGACATGTCGCCTCTCTCTCTTTGTGAAGCTTCACTCCCATGCAATGGCAACGGCTTAACGTTTGAATGCTGCATGGTCTGCCTCCGCTTTGTTTTGAAGAACAACTTGCATCTTGAACCAGTGTGCAACTTTGATGTTTCCGGCACGTGTGATGCTGTTTAATTCAAGGGGGGTAATGACATCATCTTCAATGGCGTCATAAATGCTTTGGCACGTTTGACCAACGGATGCCTGCCATTCACAGAACTGGTCAAGAAGCTTACCTTCTGTTTTTGCACTTGCTTCAACAGGCACAGCCACAAAACCCAACAAGGCGTTAATTTGATAGAGCAAGCTGAAGCAGTTAGTTGTAGCCATCATTTCGATGGCATCAATAAGGCCTAATTTGTGGTTGGGTAAATTAGGGTTTAGTTCATTTCTAACGGTATTCGCTGTTTTACCCAAGGTGCAAGCGAATAGCTCAGCAGCTTGTGGGTGGCTTTTGAGCAACAGGTGCGCAGAATGTAAAACTGCGTTATAGTTACGCTGACTTTGCATTAGATCATCCTCATGGTTATGCATTGTTAGTTCCTGCCATGGGCACCTGGTCCGTGCCCGTGGCAATCACTTCTTCTTCGCTTGTTGAAAGCAAATTCAATTCATCGTTTACTACTTCTGGTTTAAATGCGTGGAAAAGTCCGCGGAAATCATCAAGTGAAATAGACTGAACATAAGAAATACAGTCACCAAGCATTAAAAACATGCTTGCCTTCTTTATCACTTTGTCCTTATAAACAACCTTAAAACTTCTAATTTTGAGGGTTGAACCGTAGGCCATGTGATAACAATTCGCTTCCATGTTAGTGAGGCTGTATCCGTTTTTATCCTTCTCAATTTCTGTATTTAGAGAAAGCTTTACTCGCAATACTCCTTTAAGAGCATGTGAATTATTAACCTTTTTTCTTACAGCGCTTTCAGGCGCACTGTGCTTTACTTCAACAAGTGAAGACATGACGACTTACTCCTGAATTGCTGCAGTAGCGAAAGATGCTGATTCAAGCTTTTGAATCCCTTCTTCAATAGCCAATAAAATAATTTGGGAGCTAGAACGTCGTTCCTTTTTTGCGACGGCTTTAATGCGCTGCTTCAATTCAGCACTGGGGCGAAAGCTCATAGGGGTGTTATTTGCACTAGACACTGCGAAATCCTCTTTTTTGAGTTAATATGTATACAAGTAAATACACAAATCATTATAAGTTCAATATTTGGGATTTGAATTCATTTTTTGGGTTTTTTAATACCGATTTAGAATAAAGATATGCATCATCCACACGAAAATGAATTTACAGCGCGCCTAGAATGGGTAGTAGCTGATAGAAAAATAACGCCTTGGGCTAAGAAATTAGGCTTGTCGTCGGGAACCGCTGCGCGTTTGCTTAGCAATGTTGTACCAGGTACTGACATACTGACTGCCATCATGCGAACTGAGCATGTAAACCTAAATTGGCTGTTAGAAGGTAAGGGTTCGCCATTTATGCTGGATAGCTACACCGATGTAGCAGAATTTGAAAATATGCTTCGGGTTCACGCGCAAGACGCGCCTTATGATGCATATGTAAATATGAATGAGCGTAGCCATACAACTGCCGTGATATTGGTACAACCCGCATCATATGAATTCAAAGGTAAGACGATAGACTATAACCACATCGAAACACTTTTGGGGCCTTACGATAATCCTCAGGTCATTTCAGAAGCATTAGCAGGCTGCAA